GTTATATTAAGGAGGAAAACTAATGGATTTGCCTATTGACAAGAAAGAATTAGATACACTAGTCAGATTAACTGAAAGAATGGCTGGTGATGGACTTGGTAAAAGAAATGTAGATGCAGAAAGAATCTACAATAAATTAAGATTAGTCAAAGAAATCATGGATAAACATCCTGATGGGCCTTATAAAAAAATTCTTCGTGAACAACACAATATGGTGATATAATGAGAATAGATAAACATTTTGATCCTGTTAGTAATCTTGAAAAAGATTTGTTGAATGAACTTGAAGGTATCGCACAACAATTAAGAGGTAAGATTACATATACTTCTTATGGAAATAGTCAGGGCAAATCATCTAAAATAGTAACCATTGAATACGACATTAAAGAATAGTATGGATTTTTTAAAAGAAATAGTCAAAGAAATAGGAAATGAATATACGCAGATTGCTTCAGATATTGATGAATCAGAAAACTTCATTGATACAGGATCTTACATCTTTAATGGACTTATTAGTGGGTCTATTTTTGGGGGCATGTCTAGCAATCGTATTTCTGCCATTGCTGGTGAGTCAAGCACTGGTAAAACTTATTTCTCACTTGCTGTCGTTAAGAATTTTTTGGATACCAACCCTGATGGGTATTGTCTTTATTTCGATACTGAAGCCGCCGTCAATAAAGGATTATTACAATCTCGTGGAATTGATCTCGAAAGGCTCGTTGTTGTCAATGTGGTAACGATTGAAGAGTTTAGAAGTAAAGCTCTTCGTGCGGTTGATATATATTTAAAGACAGAGGAAGATAATCGCAAACCTTGTATGTTTGTGTTAGATTCTCTTGGTATGCTCTCTACTGAAAAAGAAATTAGAGACGCATTAGATGATAAACAGGTTCGTGATATGACCAAATCACAACTTGTCAAAGGTGCATTTCGTATGTTAACCTTAAAGTTAGGTCAAGCCAACATTCCACTTATAGTTACTAATCACACTTATGACGTTATCGGATCTTACATACCCACTAAGGAGATGGGCGGAGGCAGTGGACTCAAATATGCAGCCTCTACAATCATATATCTCAGCCGTAAAAAGGAGAAGGATGGAAAGGAAGTCATTGGAAACATTATCAAGGCAAAGACTGCTAAATCACGTTTAAGTAAAGAGAACAAAGAGGTTGAAATACGTTTATACTATGATGAACGTGGTCTTGATCGTTACTATGGCCTCTTAGAACTTGGAGAACTTGGTGGTTTATGGAAGAATACTGCTGGTAGATATGAGATTGGTGGTAAAAAACTGTATGCAAAACAGATATATGCTGATCCAGAAACTTACTTCACTGAAGAAGTAATGCAGGCTTTAGATGAGACTGCACAAAAACATTTTAGTTATGGTGGTTAACTTATGGATAGAGTTGAACTCACAATTCTACGAAATCTAATTTATGATGAAGAGTATATACGTAAGGTTATACCCTTCATTCAACCAGATTACTTTGAAAATGCACAAGAAAAGGTTATATTTGAAGAGATTGCAAAATTTATAGTTAAGTATGACAAACCAGCCTCGCAAGAGGTTTTGTCTATTGAGATAGAAAAAAGATCTGATATCAATGATTCACAGTTTAAAGAGATTGTAGAGCTTGTTTCTTCCCTAGATAGACAGGTTGTGAATTTTGAATGGTTGATTGACACTACAGAAAAGTGGTGTAAAGATCGTGCGATATATCTTGCTTTGATGAAGTCTATTAAGATTGCAGATGACCAAGATGAAAAGAAAAATCGTGATGCCATTCCAAATATTTTGTCTGATGCATTAGCCGTTTCATTCGATAATCACATAGGACATGACTATCTCCAAGACTATGAAGAAAGATATAGATTATATCACCAAAAAGAAGAAAAAATACCCTTTGATCTTGACTACTTTAACAAAATTACGAAAGGTGGTTTACCTAATAAGACTCTTAATGTCACGCTTGCTGGTACTGGTGTCGGGAAGTCTTTATTCATGTGCCATCTCGCTAGCTCCGTGTTGTTACAAGGGAGGAACGTACTCTATATTACAATGGAAATGGCAGAAGAGAAGATTGCTGAGCGAATTGACGCAAACCTCTTAAATGTACCTATCCAAGAGATAAGTGAATTACCTAAAATGATGTTTGATAGTAAGGTTTCAAGCCTTATGAAGAAGACTCAAGGTACATTAATCATCAAAGAGTATCCAACTGCATCAGCACACTCAGGTCATTTCAAAGCTTTACTTAATGAACTTGCATTAAAGAAGTCATTTAGACCAGATATTATATTCATTGATTATTTAAACATATGTGCATCATCCAGATACAGAGCCAACAGTAATGTCAATTCTTACTCGTATATCAAAGCGATTGCAGAGGAACTTCGTGGTCTTGCCGTCGAATCGAACCTTCCGATTGTATCCGCAACTCAAACTACTCGTAGTGGTTACGGTAGTAGTGATGTTGATCTTACCGATACCTCTGAATCATTTGGTCTTCCTGCAACTGCTGATCTTATGTTCGCTCTTATATCTACTGAAGAACTGGAAGGCCTCAACCAAATAATGGTCAAACAGTTAAAGAATAGATATAATGATCCTACAATATATAAAAGGTTTATCATAGGTATTGATCGTGCAAAGATGAGATTGTATGACGTAGAACAAGTTGCACAACAGGATCTAGTTGACAGTGGACAAGAAGAGGAGTATGATAGCCCTGAAAGCAAATTCAAATCCAAATTCGCCGAGATTAATTTTTAATGAAAAAACAAGTTGACTTTTCTAAGTATGCTCTATTCGTGGATGGTGTCACATCCAATCCCAGTAAAGATTATAAATCTTTTATTGATGCTCTTGAATATCTTGACGGACAAGGTTCCAATATTCATAGGCTTCTTACTGCTGCCGTTGGAATTAATGCTGAGGGTGGTGAATTTATGGAGATCGTTAAGAAGATGGTTTTTCAAGGTAAACCTTGGACAGATGACAATCGAGAGCATCTTATTATTGAGTTGGGTGATGTTATGTGGTATGTGATGCAAGCCTGTTCAGCACTTGAGATATCATTAGAAGATGTTGTCGCTGGAAATGTAGAGAAATTAAAGAAGAGATATCCAGGCGGAGAGTTTGATGTTTATAAATCAGAGAATAGATCGGCAGATGACAGATAAATAAAAGAGCTAAGGACTCTTTTTTCTAATGGGAATTGAAAAGTCAGAAGGATTATACGCTGGATTATCATTAGTTCCAAATGCAGAAATAGAATCTGCTATATTAAATCCCGAAAAATTTAAACAACTATATGGTTTAGCATATAATGCTCTACTTAGTGATAGTGTATTAGATTCTACTGGAACAACTGGCCCAACTAAGAGTGGTTTTGAACAAGCTCTTGATTTAGAAAATGCAAAAAGTCCTTCAGAGATGAGAGATTTATATAGTAATTTAGCAGCTGCTTTATCTGCTGTAAAAGCTACGAGATCAGTTTATTCAAATCCTCCAGAAAAAGTTTATTTAACTGGAAATCAATGGCATCCCGACGTGGCTTCTTTAAAAATAAAAGCAATGGGGATGAAAGATTATAATTCTGCCGATCTCATTTTACGTTATGGTAATTTATATGTAGGTATATCTTTAAAGAAAAAACCAGATCCATTAAAAAATAATCCAACACTTATTAATAATGCTTTATCAACATTCTTAGAAGGGAATCAACCTTTGATAGATGGATTACAAAAACATAGAGTAAAATATTTTGCATCTGTTATTCAAGAGGCATGTGTGTCAGGAGGCCCACTATATGGATTTGCAACTACGGAAACAAAAGGAAAATCAATTCTCGAATTGGATCCTACTAATTTAGATGACGCTTTATTATTATGGAATACTAAAATTCCTAGAAAGAAAAACAATAAAGTAGTTTCTGAATTTTTAATCAACTTAAAAAGTCAATCTGAATTAGCTGATGGTGGTGGTGTTTTAAAAAAAGGAAATGGATCACAAAAACAAAATGCTTTTAGAGATTTTGTAAATAAAAAACTCTATAATCCAAATCAAATACTAAATCCTTTATGGCAAGGTTATCTTGATATAATGAATCAACCCAATATAAAAGAAACTTTAGCTAAATCCTTACTAGACAAAGTGTTAAAACTTAGTCTTTTTGATGAATTAGATATGTCGAATTGGACTAATAGAGATTTTGGTTTCTATCTCGTTACTGGAGTTGGTCAAGTTAGCACTTCTTTAATTCCTAGTGTTAGTCAAGGGAAAATTCAAAGTCTTAATAGTATTATGATTTCTATCATAAAATTAAGTAATCAACCAACGATGTTAACGGTAAACAAAGATAAAACTTTTCAAGGTGATGGATCTAGAGCTAAAGTAATCTTTACATTATCTAAAGGAAAAACACCAATATTAGATGTAGAATTAAGATATAAAGGGGACTTTAAAGCGTACCCACAATTTTTTGCTACTATGACACCAGAATTTGAAAAAATGGTAACTGGAACTGCACAAGAATTTAAAGTTTAATGGCTAAAAATACTCATTTAGAACACATAGAGGATGACATAGTTAATAGTGGTAAAACTGGTGGTTTTAACGCTATTAATTTTTTAGAATCTCTTGGCAAAATGTTAAGTCAACCAAGAGGGTCGTCACAATTAAATATTACCACTAAATGGGATGGAGCTCCTGCTATTGTTTGTGGTGTAGAACCCTCCACTGGAATGTTTTTTGTTGGAACTAAATCTGTTTTTAATAAAACCGAACCAAAAATTGGTTACAATGATGAGTCCATAGATTATCATTATCAAAATCCAAGTGTTAATAAATTATTAAAACTATGTTTAAAATATCTCTCAGAACTTGGCATCACGGGCATATTACAAGGTGATCTTCTTTTTACTGATGACAAAACTAATAAAGTTATTAATGGTGAGAGTGTAATATCATTTCAACCCAATACAATTGTTTATACCGTTCCAGTTGACTCTACCATAGGAAAACAAATAAACAATGCAAAGATGGGAATCGTTTTTCATACCAGTTATAGTGGAGATTCTATTCAAAATTTAACAGCATCTTTTGGAGTTAATATTACTACTCTTAAAAAAAGCACTAATGTTTATTATGCAACCGCTACCTTTAGTGACATGAATGAAGTTGCCAAATTTACCGATGAGGAAAAGGTTAAATATAATTCTATAGTTAATAAAGCGAGAGGATCTCTCAAACAAGCTAGCGGTTTTTTGAATGAGATTAAAGAATTTGGTGAAGGTAGATTTATGATGGGAACAATGTTTAAAACTTATATGAATACTTATTTCAGAGATGTTAATAAAGTGTTCACTAATGTTAATGGTATAGTAAATGGTTTTGTAGAATATTATTCAGTAAAATTAGATGGAGAAATTAGATCTAAAAAAACTAAATCTACACAGGATAAATATATAAAGATAAAGTCAGACGGTTTAAATTTTTTAAAAACAAATTTACGCCCTTTGTATTTTACCATTGCTTCATATATGAACATAATTGAAGCTAAATTATATGTTATTCGTAAATTGGAGATGGTTAAAACTTTAGGAACTTTTCTTCGTACTGATAATGGTTATGAAGTTACTGCTCCCGAAGGTTTTGTAGCTATCAAATCAGGAAATGCTCTAAAACTAGTGGATAGATTAGAGTTTAGTCGTGCTAACTTCACCGCAGCTAAAAACTGGGAAAAAGGATGAAATCATTTTTACAATTTATTTCTGAAGCGGAAACGCAAGCGTCATCTCAAGCCAAAAATATGGGTT